GAGATTGTATAATGGCTAATCTTGAGCAGAGAGACTGTAAAGGACTTAAAGAACTGTATTGCGCCAAGGAGGACAAGCCTTGTCCGTTCTATAAGCCGGAGACACTGTATAACAGAGATGGAAGCAAGAAAAAGTATAAAGGGAAGGTGAAATAGATGCGAAAGGCAATTCCTAAGCATACAAGAGAATTAGTGTATGCGAAATGCAACGGTCATTGTGCTTATTGCGGCTGTGATTTGGAATATAAAAACATGCAGGTAGATCATGTTATTCCACTAAACGGATGGAGCGAACAAGGTTCAGATACTATTGACAATATGCTTCCGGCTTGTAGGAGCTGTAATCATTATAAAAGTAGATCAACATTAGAAGGATTTCGTCAAATGCTTGAAGCTATGCCTGATACATTAATGCGAGATTGTGTTACATACAAAAATGCCGTTAGATTTGGTTTGGTAATACCTAACAAAAGGCCGATTAAATTTTATTTTGAGAAATTATCAAAACTAGATGTGGCAAATGCGTTAGAGATAGCAAAGGCAGGTGGAATAGATGAACAGTAGATATTTATTTAAAGCAAAAAAGAAGAACTGGCAAGAATTACTAGAAGACGAACAATGGGTTACTGGTACGATAATGTATATAGAGAATAAGTGTATGATGCTTATTGAAGACGAGAAAAATCTGCTTACATTTCATTATCTCGATGATGAAATGTGGAGTGCAAACATATATGCAATCGAAGTAGATGAATCTACAATTTGCGAATGTACAGGATTGACAGATAAGGATGACACGCTGATATGGGAAAATGATATTGTTGAAATTCTTAGCAAGGACGGTCGATTTGTTATTGAGTGGTCTGATACAGAAGCAAAATGGCAAATGCATAACTTTGAGGAAGAATATACAGTTAATTTTGACAATTACTGGTCACATGAAGTTGAGGTTATCAGCAATAAATTTAACAATCAAGAGTCATTAGAAAGTGAGGAAACAATATGATTAAGTGTAACAAAGGAATTGTAGAAATTGAGGGAAGAAGCTTTGGAGAGATAGAAGCGGACTTAACAACATTAATAAAAGCAACATATGAAATTATCGCTGAAAAGAAAGGTGAGAATTATGCTAAACAAAGAATAGAGACGGTATATAAGAGAGCCTTTATGTCGAAAGAGGAACTAATAAAAGAATTACTAAGAACAATAGGGATGATATAGGAGGAATAAACATATGTGGACAGTAACAAAGAAAGATGGCAGCAGTCTTAATATAGCCAGAGACAACAGCCTTGTAGAATACATAAATGAGCTTAACAACGAATCAGATCTTGATGAGATAGTAAAGATAGAGAGGTGTCCGGATGAGCAGAAGACGACATAAACACCTATGTGAGTATACCTGCTGTGAGCAATGTTCTAAGAGTGTGGCAGCAGACGGAACATATACATGTAATAACAAGACGGTTATAGAGAACTACATGCCAGCGGAAGATTACTTCTGGTGCGATGGAGAGATGTTTGTCAGGAGGGAACATGAGACTGATTGATGCAGATATTTTTAAAGAGTATGTTATGAAAGGCTTTCAAGACAATGAGGGACTTCTTAAAACTGAAGAATATAGGAATTTAGCAAGGCAAATAGCAGAGGCTTTCTGTCGAGATATAGACGAACAGCCTACAGCCTATGACATTGATAAGATTATTGAACTGCTGGAAGCTGAAAAAACAAAGGCCGGCAGTGAAAGTTACTGCAGAATCAAATACAACAATGGAGAGTGTGCTGACAAAATGTGTTTTGAGTGTATTACTGAGTATTTGATTGCAATTGTAAAGGGGGCAGGGAAAAGTGACAATCGATGAGTGTATTTTAGAGTTCCGACAGAAAAGTTATGAGTTTGAACATGCTATGTGTGATGAAGGCACGCTGGAAGAGAGAAAATTCTATCAGACAAAATGGGAACATTATAAACAACTTACTGATTGGTTAGAAGAATTAAAGAAATGGCGAGAACCAAACACAATCATTGTGCGTTTGGAAATTGAAGATATAGAAACTATCAAGAATATGGCTGTTATAGACTTATATGATAAGGTGACTGAGGATATAAAAACAAGAATTAAAAACTGGAAAATAAATTGGTCTGATAGAGAGTTTGAATTGATGCATTATGCAGCTACTACTTGCTTGGAATCATTAAGGCACTATACAGAACATATAAAGGCAGGTGAATCATGAGTGACTAAAGAAAATGAGGATAAAAAGAAATGGTTAAAAAGATATCGTAGAACCAAAAGGAATCTGATAGTAACCGAACTTGCAGTAAAGGAACTGAAAGCAGCACAGATAATGGGAGCAAAGGGCAATGATGGAATGCCTAAAGGAAAAAATAACAGTTCCGATTTAAGTGATTATATAGTAAAACTGGAAGATAAAGAAAAGGAATATGAGAAAGCTAAAGAAAGTTACATTAAAATTTGTGATGAAATAATAAGTGCTATATATCTACTACCAGATAGCAGGCAACAGATGGTTTTGATATATAGATATATCACATCAGATAACAATGATTGGTCAGAAGTATTAATAAAAATGAGAGAAGCAGGGGAAGCGTATTCAATGCGACAGATATATAATATACATGGCGAAGCACTTAGAAATCTAAAAATATCTTAGAAATTTAGAATAATAAGCTTGACATATGGTGCACCATATGATAATATATACTTGTAAGGAGGTGATACATATGTCAGACAAAAAAGAAAAGTCCGAAGACGCATTAAAGACTTGGCTGGTCGGTGCGGCAACGGACTTGGTTATCGGAATAATTCTTCTTATTCTCGATAAGCTTCTAAGTTAGCTTAGAAAACAAGGAATGGGGCGAAAGCCCTGTTCCACTTAATAATATAACATAGTTTCAAGAAAGGAGCAAATGTATGTTAGGTAAGTTAGGAATATTTTTTATAGCGATAGGAATAGCAAAGATGATTATATACACAGTAAAGAAAGTGAGGAGCAATAGATGCCAGTAGGAGAGCCTAATAAGCAGACAATAGCATCTGCCAAGTATCAGAAGAAAGCAGGGTATGTATCTAAGTCATATAAGCTTAAGAAAGATATAGTTGAAGCGTTTGCTGATAAATGCAAAGAGAACGGAGAGAGTCAGGCGGAAGTTATAACAAGGCTTATGAATGAATACATAAGTAAAAAGCGCTAAGTTGCACCGGTACAACGTATATTAACAATATACTGGCAGCAGATAAAAGATTGCAGTGAATTGCAGTTTTAAATGTGATATTATGTATTTATAAAAGATTGCAGTAAATTGCAGTTTTAAATGTGTTATAGTATAAACTACAGAAAGAGCAAGGGAATCTTAAACGGATTCCCTTTTTAATTGCAATGGAATTTGATTACAACAGTAAGAGATGGAAACAGAAGAGAGCCAGAATATTAAGGCGGGACAAGTATATGTGTGTTGAATGCAGAAAGTATGGGCGACAGAGAGAAGCGGTCACGGTTCATCATATTAAGCATGTTGATGAATATCCAGAGCTTGCTTACATAGATTCTAACCTTGAGAGCTTGTGCAATGCATGTCACAATAAGATGCACCCTGAAAAGGGCGGACATAAAGCATAGCCCCCCTGTTTAAATGAAAAATTTTTAAGCCGTCTGGGACCGGGGAGGGGAACTCTTTCCAACTCTGCAAAAAATTATCAGGGAGGGGGAATGCCAAAATGGAGTCTGAAAAATGGAGAAGAAAAATCAAGGACAATCTCAAGAAATTAGGCACTTATGACGCTGCTTATAACTCTGTCATAAATACCTTGGCAGATACCCTGGAACAGCGCGATAAAGTTTACGGAAATTATAAGAAAAATGACGAAGACATGATTGTTGAGTATACCAATAAAGCAGGCAAGACAAACATGGTAACAAATCCTAAGATTGTACTATGGAATGAGCTTAACAAGACAGCGTTGTCGTATTGGAAGGAACTTGGATTGACACCTTCCAGCTTAAAGAAGATTGGAGGGGCAAGACCAGAGGAGAAGCCGACAGGTCTTGCAGCAGCACTTGCTTCAATTGAAAGCTAAGAACTGGAGTACAGTAATTGAATATGCAGAATCAATACGAGATGGAAAGAAAGTAGCTTGTTTGGAACTTAAGCAGGCAGTAGACAGATTCTTTCGTGATCTGGACAATCCAGAATATGAAGTCAATCCCAAAGCGCCAGAGTTCTGCATACAGATAATTGAAAAAACAATAAAGCATCAGCAGGGAGAGCGTATCGATGGAACACCATTGAGAGGCACTCCTTTTTTATTAGAGCCATTTCATAAATTTATAATATATAACCTTGTTGGTTTTTATCACAAGGGTACAGGCATTGTAAGATTTCATGAGGCTCTTATATTTATACCGCGAAAGAACATAAAGACTTCTTTTGCGGCTGCATTAGCATGGGCATTGTCATTATGGTACAGACGTTCAGGGTCAAAGGTTTATATTGCTTCAGCGGCATTAATGCAGTCACTTGAAAGCTTTAATTTCCTTGATTACAATGTCACAGCAATGGGGGAAAAGAAAGTAAGAGGAAGGAAAGGGGGAAGCGTAAATGTTATTGATAACAACAATGAGCACAGTATGGAAGCCACCCTCCCGGATGGGAGCTTTTATATAAGGGCATTAGCAGCAAATCCAGATGCACAGGATTCTCTTAATTGCAATATTGCAATCGTTGATGAAATACATGCTTTAAAAAAGCCTAAGCAATACAATCTTTTTAAAGAAGCTATGAAGGCATACACCAATAAACTGATTATAGGTATATCAACAGCAGGAGATAATGAGAATTCATTTTTGGGAAACAGATTGAAATATTGCAGGAAAGTTTTAGATAGAACAGTTAAAGATGAACAGTATTTTATATTTATGTGCTGTGCTAACCCTGATGAGAATGGTGATATTGATTATACGAATCCAAAGGTACATGAAATGGCCAACCCTGCTTATGGGGTATCCATTCGTCCAGAAGAGCTAATGAATGATTCGTTACAGGCTCAGAATGATCCACAGCAGAGAAAGGATTTCTTTGCAAAGTCGTTAAATGTATATACATCTGCTATTAAAGCATATTTTGACATTGAAGAATTCAGGAGGTCCGATTCTAAGTATAGTTGGACACTTGAACAATTGGCGAAGCTACCAATAAAATGGTATGGTGGCGCAGACCTGTCAAAGATGCACGATCTTACGGCTGCATCGTTATATGGTAATTATAACGGGATAGACATAATAATACCTCATGCATGGTTTCCTGTTACAGCAGCATATAAAAAAGCAGATGAAGATAATATTCCTCTGTTTGGTTGGAAAGATAATGGTTGGCTGGATATGTGCAACAGTGCAACGGTCAATCATGCAGATATAGTTAATTGGTTTATAAGCATGAGAAAGAAAGGATTCAAGATTATTGAAGTAGGCCATGATAGAAAATTCTGTAGGGAATATTTTATTGGAATGAAAAGAGCCGGCTTTAAGATTGTTGACCAGCCACAGTATTTTTACAAGAAATCAGAAGGTTTCAGACACATAGAAAAAGCTGTTAAAGATGGTAAATTGTACTATCTTCACTCAGAAGCTTATGAATATTGTGTTGAAAATGTGAGCGCAATAGAAAAAACAGATGACATGATTCAATATGATAAGGTTCAGCCGGAGCAGCGAATAGATATATTTGACTGCTCTGTTTTTGCGTGCATAAGGTATTTGGAAAATCTGGAAAAATCCAGCATTGCGTCAGGCTGGTTTGGAGGAAGTAAAAAGTGAGTAAAAGAAGAAAGAAACAAAATGTAAAAAGAGATGCTTCAGTTGGATTCCTTCTTTCTGGAGATGCATATACGACGCTATGTGGTGATGGATATACTCCATTAAACAAAAATCCGGAAGTAGTGACAGCATGTGGAGTAATAGCAGAACTGATTGCGTCAATGACAATTTATCTGATGTGTAATACAGACAATGGCGACATAAGGATTAAGAATGAATTAAGCAGGAAGCTTGACATTAACCCTAACAGATTCATGACGAGACATACATGGGTAAAGTGGATTGTAATGAATATGTTGCTTGGCGGAAAAGGGAATGCAGTTGTATATCCTACAACGGACGATGGCATATTAGGAGATATGATATTAATCCCACCAAGTCAGACATCATTTCTGCAGGATGGATATGGATATCAGATAGGGATAAATGGACGATATTATGATCCTGATAATGTACTGCATTTCGTATATAACCCGGATGAAAATTATCCATGGAAAGGCCGTGGGATAACGGTTGAGCTTAAAGATGTAGCCCAGAATCTTAAACAGGCATCAGACACAAAGAATGCATTTATGTCAAATAAGTTTCAACCAAGCCTGATTGTTAAAGTAGATGCCTCTGTAGAGGAGTTCCAGTCGCCAGAAGGCAGAGAAAAGTTATTAGAGGATTACACAGCGGGGGTAGAACAGGGAAGGCCTTGGATGCTGCCTGGAGAAATGATTGATATAAAAGAGATAAGACCATTGACTCTAGGAGATTTAGCATTAAACGATTCTGTTGTTCTTGATAAAAAGACGGTTGCATCTATTGTTGGAATACCAGCATTTCTTTTAGGTGTAGGAAATTACAATAAAGACGAATATAACAATTTTATATCGCGGAAAATAAAGGCAATTGCAGAAGAAATTGAACAGGAATTAACTAGAAAATTGCTGATAAGTCCTAACTGGTATTGGAAATTCAATGTACAGAGCCTTTATGCGTATGATATTAAAACAATCAGTGATGTATACAGCAATCTCTATGTAAGAGGTCTGTTTACGGGAAATGAGGTAAGAGATAAGCTTGGGGCATCTCCTATGGAGGGACTTGATGAACTTGTCTTATTAGAAAATTATATTCCGCTGGATAAGATAGGAGACCAGAAAAAACTTATACAGGAAGGAGATACGGATGGAAATTAAAGATATAGGAATGCAGATTCGGTCTGCAGAAAGCAAATTTAATACGAGGGAAGACGGAGAAGACCTTTACATTGAAGGATACTTCTCCGTTTTTAATAGCAACTACGAATTATGGCAGGGAGCAACAGAATCTATTGATTCTCACGCTTTCGACAATGCGCTTGGTGATGATATCCGGGCATTGGTTGACCATGACACGCACTTAGTACTTGCAAGGAATAAAGCAGGCACACTTGAATTGAAAATTGATTCGCGCGGATTATGGGGAAAAATCAGAATTAATCCGAAAGATTCTGATGCAATGAACCTGTATGAAAGAGTGAAGCGTGGAGATGTTGACCAGTGTTCTTTTGGATTTGACATTCTTGACCAGGAAACCGAGTACCGGGAAGATGGAACAGTTCATTGGACAATCAAGAGCGTAAAGCTGTATGAAGTATCAGTATGCACATTCCCGGCATATGAGGACACTTCGGTGTCAGCTCGTAAGAAGGATTACGAGGATATCAAAAAGAGAAGGTCAGAATTGTGGAAAACACAGATGACTGCACGAATTAAAGGAGGAAAATAATGGCATTAAAGGCATTAATGCTTCGTAAGAAGCTCACAGACGTAAAGAAGGCTCTTGATGAAGCAAGAGCGAAGACAGCCACTTTTGAGACTAGAGAAGCAGAGCTTGAACAGGCTATAAGTGAAGCTGAAACTGATGAGGAAAAGCAGGCTGTAGAAGAGGAAGTTGAAAAGTTTGAAACAGAGAAGAAGGAACATGATGAAGAGGTTTCTAAGCTGGAAAATGATGTAGCTGCTATAGAAAAAGATCTTGCAGATACAGAGGCTGAACAGCCAAAACCAGCGGCAAAGCCAGAAGAGAGAGGAGAAAGAAAGACAATGACAACAAGAAAATTCTATGGAATGGATATGCAGGAAAGAGATAGGTTCTTCGCCGATGATGGAGTTAAGAATTTCCTTGGCGAAATCAGATCATGTATCAAGGAAAAGAGAGCATTAACCAATGTTGGATTAACAGTACCAGAGGTAATGCTTCCACTTATCAGGACTAAGGTAGAGGAAACATCTAAGCTTGTCGGAAGGGTAAATCTTGCTACAGTGAGTGGTAAAGCAAGGACAAGAATCATTGGCACAATACCGGAAGCAATATGGACAGAAATGGTTGGAACACTTAATGAACTTGATCTTAAGTTTTACGATGACGAAGTTGATGGCTACAAGGTGGGAGGATTTATTCCAGTGCCTAATTCTATACTTGAAGATAATGATGTAGACCTTGCTTCTACTATCATTGATGCATTAGGTAAGGCAATTGGAAAAGCACTTGATAAAGCTATTGTATATGGAACAGGAACAAAGATGCCATTAGGTATAGTTACAAGATTAGCACAGGCTGCACAGCCTGAAACATATAGCGCAACAGCAAGACCATGGGCTGATTTACATGAATCACATATAATTACAGGAACAGGTGCTGCAGGACTTAATCTTTTTAAAGAAATACTCACTAATTCAGGTGTAATTGAAAATGATTACATTGAAGATGGTCTGGTATGGCTGATGAATAAGAAAACACATGATAAGATTAAGATTCAGTCCCTTGATAAGAATACTAACGCTCTTATTGTTGCTGGTATGAATAATACAATGCCGCTTATCAATGGAGATATCATTGAGCTCTCATTTATACCGGATGACAACATTGTATTTGGATATTTACCGGCATATTTACTTGCACAGAGAGCAGGCACAGCAATAAGCCAGTCAGAGCATGTAAGATTCATTCAGGACCAGACTGTATTTAAGGGAACTGCGAGATATGATGGAAAGCCTGCAATTGCTGAGGCATTTGGTGTACTCACAATTTCATCAGCTGCACCGACAACAACGGTAACATTTCCAACAGATACAGCTAATTAAGAGAGGTGATAAGCTTTGGACAACGCAAGTATATTGGAAATTATGAAACAGGATATAGGCATATCAGTTGAACTTCCACCAGAAAGAGAAGTATTTTTGACTAATTACATTGAGCTGGCCAGAGCTGCCATCGCAAGGGAAGGCATAACCGTTCTTGATAATATTGAGGACGGTATGCTTGTTGAAATGTATGCATCATATCTGTACCGAAACAGGAAAGAGGATAAACCTATGCCGAGAATGCTAAGGCTGGCACTTAATAACCGAAAATTAAGCAGGAAGGAGTTAAGTGATGGAGGGATATCTTGAACTTATAACGCCTGTATATGAAAATGATGAACTGAAGCAAAACATTAAAACAGGAGAAAAGGTTGATTCTGTATGGGTTGAAGAAATATCTGTTACACGGAGTGAGTTCTATAATGCCGGTAATAGCGGGCATAAAGCACAGTTAGCATTTACGACAGCCTCAGCGAACTATAGCGGTCAGAGTGAATGCAGATTTTGCAAGAAAGCATACAGCATATATCGTACATATAAGTCTGATAATGAGACGATTGAACTTTATCTTGAAGAAAAGGTGGGAATAATGTGAAGATAGGAATAGATAGTTTGTCAGAAACCGTAGCACAGGAATTAAGCAATTATTCAAGAGAAGTAAATAAGGCTCTACGAGATGAGGTGAAAACAACAACTAAGCAATGTGTTAAAGATATCAGGGAGGCTGCTCCAGAGGATACGGGAGCATATAAGAAGAGCTGGACATCTAGGGTTCAATATGAAAGTGAAGATGATATCCGGACAGTTGTATATGCAAAGGGAACAGGAGCAAGCTTAACGCATCTTCTTGAGAATGGACATGCGAAGGTTGGCGGCGGAAGAGTAAAAGCATATCCACATATTGCTCCGGCAGAAGAAAAAGCAAGTGAAAGCTTGTTTAACAAAGTGAAGGTGAGATTAGGAAAATGACGCTTGGGGAGTTAATAAAAACATTAAGTACAACAAGTATTCCAATAACATACAGAGCATTTGAAGAAGGGAAGTCGCCAGGGCTTCCCTTTATATGTATAGTTGATGCAGATACAGATAATTTTTTTGCAGATGGCAAGGTATGGCATGAAATTCATGCAGTTAATATTGAGTTGTATACGAAGAGTAAAGATATAGAAACGGAAAACAAAGTAAAAAAGGCGCTTAATGATAATGAGATACCATGGCAGCAGACGGAGGTATACATTGAATCAGAAAAGTGCTATGAGCAAATATTTAGTATGGAGGTATGACATGGGAAAGAATAAGGTTAAGTACAATCTTAAAAACGTACATATTGCAGTAAAAAAGGCATCTGGGACATATGACACACCATTTGAGTTACCCGGAGCGGTAAATATGTCACTTAGTCCACAGGGAGGACTTGAACCATTTTATGCGGATGGTATCAAGTATTCTGTCAGTTCGACTAATAATGGATATGAAGGAGATCTTGAGATTGCTCTTGTTACGGATGAATTCAGAACACAGATATTTAAAGAGTACACAGATAACAATAAAGTTATGTTTGAAGATGCAGATGCACCGACAGTAGAATTTGCACTCGGCTGTCAGATCGATGGAGATGCAAAAGAAACAATGTTCTGGTTTTATGGCTGTACAGCAACAAGACCGAATGTTGATGCACAGACCAATGAGGATAAGAAAACACCGCAGACGGATAAGCTCACAATATCTGTTGCCGGTGATGATTTTACTGTTGGTGGAAAGAAGAAACGACTGGTAAGAGCCAAGTCAACAGAGGAAACCACTACTTCACTGGAAACATGGTTTGAAAATGTTGTTTCACCGGTTGAAGCTGCATAAGGAGAATAATTATGGCAACAAAAAGAAATATAGAAATTGGTGGTATAGTATGCCACTTTAGAAGCTCAGCAGCAGTACCAAGAATATATCGGCTGATGTTTTCAAGGGATTTGTTTAAAGACATGTCAAAGCTGGCAGATGAATTGGATAAATCAAACAGACTGGAAGAGAAAGAAAAGAAAAAGGCGGAAGCAGAGGGCAGGGCTTATGTTAAGTCAAGCACTCTGCCTCTTTCATCTTTGGAAATGTTTGAGAATATTGCATATGTTATGGCTAAACATGGAGACCCGTCACAGCCAGATAATATAGAGGAGTGGCTGGATCAATTTGAAATGTTTGATATTTATGAGATTTTACCTCAGATATTAGACATGTGGAAAATTGAAACACATCAGGAATCAGAACCAAAAAAAGTGTAGGCGAGATTGACAGAGAACTTAATACTCCTTTGTATTTGCTTAGGGTTGTTCAGTTAGGGATATCAATATCAGATTTAGAGCTGTTAAGCATAGGATTGGTGAATGATATGTTTATTGAATATAACAACGATGATTGTGAGTATGCAAGAAAAGCAACGCAGGAGGATATAGACGCTTTATAGGAGACAAGTATGGCTGGAACAAAAATAAGAGGAATAACAATAGAGATTGGCGGCGATACATCAGGTCTTAATAAAGCACTTGGTTCGGTTAATTCGCAGATAAAAAGCACCCAATCTCAGTTAAAAGATGTTGAGAGATTATTAAAATTAGATCCAAGTAATACAGAACTTCTTACACAGAAGCATAAACTTCTTAAAGAGGCTGTTACAGAGACTAAGGATAAACTTAAGACATTAAAAGAAACACAGGATAAAATAGATAGTGGCAAGGTTACTACATCGAAAGAAGCTTATGATGCCTTAAAAAGGGAAATAGTGAGTTGTGAAACGAGTTTGAAAGACTTGGAGAAACAAGCGGCACAGAGCAATGTCAGTTTAGTAAAAGCGGGACAGGCATTTGATGGTATAAGCCAAAAGACAAGCGGTGTTGGCAAAAATATGTCGAAATTAACAGCTACTGTTGCAGGAGTAGGAGCTGCAGGAATAGGTGCGGCAATGTCGCTGGATGATGGATATGATACGATTATTACAAAAACAGGCGCAACAGGAAAGGCACTGCAAGAACTGAATGATGTCGCTGATGATATATATAGCTCAATGGCTGTATCAATGGAGGATGTGGGAATAGCAGTTGGTGAAGTTAATACAAGATTTCAGGCAACTGGAAAACAACTTCAGGATTTATCAGAGGAATTTTTAAAATTTGCACAAATTAATGGAACAGATCTGAATACTTCTATAGATACAACTGATGCAATAATGACCAAGTTTGGTATTGACACATCAAGAACATCTAATGTTTTGGGCCTATTTACTAAAGTTGGTCAAGATACGGGAATATCAATGGATACATTGCTAAACAGTCTGCAAACAAATGGTGCATCATTGCAGGAGCTAGGCTTTAGCCTTACGCAGTCTACCATGTTACTTGCTCAGATGGAAGCAAGTGGTGTGGATACAACAATTGGTATAACATCACTAAAGAAGGCTGTTACTAATCTTACTGACAGCGGGAAACCATTAAATACAGCATTGTCAGAAGTTATATCATCAATAAAAAATGCAAAAAGTGATACAGAAGCATTAAATATTGCGTCATCAACATTTGGAAGTAAAGGTGCTGCTGAAATGTCGAAAGCTATAAGAGATGGAAGGTTAGATATAAACGATTTGGCAGCATCATTGCAAAGCTATGGTTCTGTAGTATCAGAAACATTTGAAGAAACACAAGACCCATGGGACGAGGCAACAATTGCCACTAATAATCTCAAACTTGCCGGAGCAGATTTAGGTTCAACTTTATTGGAAACATTAACACCTAAAATAAATAGTACGGTTGAAGCAATTAAAAATTTTGCACAATGGTTCAGAAGCTTATCAGATGAACAAAAAAACATCATATTGATAATTGTCACATTAGTGGCAGCAATAGGACCGCTTTTTATATTTATTGGTAAAATGGCTAGTGGAGTCTCGGCAATAATAAAAGTTGTTCAGGTACTGATACCTATAGTGAGCTCTTTAAATGCTGTATTAGCTGCGAATCCTATAATATTAATAATTACAGGAATTACAGCTCTGATAGTTGCAATTGTACTTTTGTATAATAAATGCGAGTGGTTTAGAGATGGTGTTAATGCTGTCGTAGGAACAATAGTAGATTTTGCAAAAGAAGTGTGGGATAAGATAAGCACATTTTTTACTGAAACTATTCCAAATGCTTTTGACGCTGTAATATCTTGGTTTAAAGATAACTGGCAAGGTCTTTTGCTCCTTTTAGTGAATCCGTTCGCCGGAGCTTTTAAACTATTATATGATAACTGTGAAGGATTCAGAAATTTTGTAAATGGTTTTGTAGAAAAAGTAGTGGATGCATTTACAGGATTTGCGTCTGACATAAAAGAAAGAGCTGTAAGCATAGGAACACATATTACAGATGGAATTGAAGTTGCAATAGATTATATTCGTGATTTACCACACAAAATGACAGAGTGGGGCAAAGATATGATTGATGGATTTGTAGCAGGAATAAAATCAAAAGTAAGTAATGTTGAAAATGCTGTTATAGGTATAGGCAATAAAATTAAGAGCTTTCTTCACTTTTCAAGACCAGATGAAGGTCCTTTGCGCGATTATGAGACTTGGATGCCTGATTTTATAGGAAGAATGGCAGAACAGATAGAGCAACAGAAGGGCAAAATAACTAATGCTGTACAGAGTATGGCGGGGGAAATGAAATTTACACCAGCTATAGCAGGTACATCTAGCACAACAAGTAACACCACAAATGTATTTAATGGAAATTATAAGTTTAATGATAAGTCTGATATTGATTATTTCATGAATCAGGCGGCACTTAGACTGAAAGGAGCACGATGATAGTTAATGGTACAGATTTAAGGACTAAATATGGTCTTAATGTTGTATGGCTTAGCCAGACGATAAACCCTCGGACGGTGAATGTATATAATAATTGGCTTGATGGTGCAATAGACCCAGCTAAATATAAGAAGACAAAGTATACAGAATTTGAGATATACATTGAAATGCTTGTTAAATCTGAAAGTAAAGAAGATTGTGAAAAGTTAATGAGTTCTCTGATGGCAGACTTTGAATCAGGAATTGTTCAGCTGGATGACATGGAATTCTTATATAAGTTTGATATGGCCAAGGAGCAGAGAGAATTAAAGAAAAGATGGTTATATCATTATGAATTGACATTAACAGGTCATGCAAAACTTGGAAAGCCAGTTAATGAGAGCTTTACAGGAACAAAATACACAACAACTATTAAAGGCACAGCAGAAACTCCTGCTGTGCTTTCTTTAACATCAGATATTGCGTTAGGAAGTCTTACAGTAGAAGGTTTAACTGAAGATATTATTACAATTTCCAATGTTGGAAGAAATACAAGTATTCTGATTGATGGAGAATCATGCCAAGTAACTGAAAACGGCGAAGATATATTTGATAAGGTTGATTTATGGAGCTTTCCAAGGGCAAGTCCTGGAGACATTACGATTAAGCTGGGGAGCACATGTAGTGCAAAATTAAGCTATTATCCAAGATATATTTAAGGAGGCAATATGAAACTTAAGTTAGGTGAAATAAAAGAGGAGATAATTGGACTACGGAAGGTCTATGATAAGAAGCTTCCGGTGGCATTAAGCTATTCTATAGCTACCAATGAGAAAATGCTTTTTGAAAAGTATAAAGAAGTTGAGGAACATCGCGAAAAAATATTCAAAGAGGTTTGTCTGAAAGATGATGACGGTGTACCAATTATGCTTGAAGATGAGAAAAAAGGCACTAAGGAATATACATTTGAAACAGATGCTATAAAGAATGAGGCAATTTCTAAGGTAGAAGAACTTTATGAGCTTGATGAAGATTTTGACATTAGAACAGTAACGATGAATGTTATTGAGCTTACAGAAACAGATCCTAAGTATGATATTCTTACAGCACAGGATATGTCAGCATTATTATTCATGATTAAATAAGAGGAGGAGCGGCTATGCTGAAATACATTGATAAAAATGGCAAGAAAAAGCCGCTAATTGAATATTCGGATCTGTGTATTGAAGAGGTGCTTGACTATGGAGATAAGACACTAACATGTAATGTTTCTGTGAAATGTTCTGTGGCACTGGAGGATATAATCAGGACCAGGACTGATGAATATGTAATAAAGCAGAAAAGCGGGCCGGCTGATGACGGTACATATACAGTAACAGCAAAGCTTAATATTGACGAGCTGGAAGGGACTCCTTTTATATCTTTTGATACCACTGAAAAAACAGCACTGGAGGCGGCTCAGCTGGCTCTTGCAGGTACTGGGTGGACATGCGAATGTGATGTAAAAAAGAAACGTACTGTAAGAATGACAAATGCCTCATCATGGGAAATATTAAAAAAGATAGTTGATACTTATATGCTGGAAATGCGAATTGACAGTATAAATAAGACTATCATATTAAAGGAAAAAATTGGTTCGTATAAGGGAGCATATTTTACAGACCAGATCAACTTGATATCTTTAGAGAGTCAGGCAAATACAAATGATTTTTATACAAGGATTTATCCAATAGGAAAAGATGGACTGACAATTGAAAGTGTAAATAATGGCAGTACCGTATTGGAAAATCATATATATAGTTCTAAAAATAAGACATATATATGGAAGGATGAAAGATATACGGATCCGCAAAGTCTGAAAGAAGACGCTGCCGAGAAGCTGGCAGATATGGCACAGCCATATATTGCATATAGCTGTTCAATACTTGATTTGTCTCAGAACAGCAAGAAATATAAGAATTACAATATTGGAGATGAAGTTGTATTAATAGACAGCTTTTCTAAGACGAAGATTAAGCAGCGAATAAAAAAGATATCTAGATATCAGGATGATCCGAGTAAAGATACATGCGAAATTGCTAACCTGAAGCTCACATTTACTGAGATGCAGCAGAAACTTAACGATGCAGCAGACACAGTAAATAATATTACAACTGACAATGGAACAGTAGATGGCAGCTCCATAGATGATATGGATGCCAATAAACTAACAAATGTTGATGATGTAGTATCTAAAACGGAAAGCTTTAAGAGTATTAAAACAGAAGTATTAACTGTTACAGGTGAGTTACAGAGTGCATCAGGTAAAATCGGAGAACTTGAAACCAATAAACTTGATTCAGAAACGGCAAGGATTACATATGCAACAATAGAAAATTTAAAAGGCCTTTCCGGAGAATTTGAACAGTTCAAGACGAATGATTTTACTGCGATAACAGGAAAGGTTAATGACCTTACTGTTGGAGTAGAAAAAGTAAATACGCTGATGTTTGGCTCTGCCACAGGCGAAAGCATTACTACAGATTTTGCCAATAGTGTTATTAGCATGATAGGTATAGCACAGATTAAGGATTCTATGATAGATTCCTTAGATGCAAAGAAAATAAAGGCTCTGGATGTTGACACAACAGATGTAAAGGTACACAGCAAAGACGGCAAATCACAGTGGAGAGATAATACCATTCAGATTAGTGATAGCACAAGGCTTCGCGTTCAGATCGGAAAAGATGCATCAGGTGACTATAACATGTATGTGTGGGATTCAAAAGGCAGCTTGATGTTTGACGCGCTAGGTCTTACAGAACAAGGTGTACAGCGTAAAATTATCCGAAATGACATGGTAAAAGAAGATGCAAATATATCTGCTGGAAAACTGGATATAGGAAGCTTGTTTGAGGTTATAAACAAGGATGGAAGCCATACGCTTAAGAGCAACAAGATATATTTGGATGATGCCTCCCAGACACTTAATGTTCTTCTGCAGGATATAAAAACCAGCTCTGGAAAGGATTATTCCGAATGGGGCAGTTTATTAAAGCAGTCCGACGATTTTATAACGCAAAAGTTATGGTGGACTGAGAACATAGACGGAACTAGTGTTAAGGAGAAGTTTTCCAATGTAAACCAGACGCTGCAGGAATATAGTGTAAGTTTATCTAATATGGCCAAGTATGACGATGAAATATACCTGATATCTTATGTGCCAACGAAGGATAATTATCCGGCTTGGGATTGGTGTGTTCCTGTTTATCCATCAGATACCCAGTTTCCAAGGGAAGAAACATGGCAGTACAACGATACTGAGTGGGATAAGTATATTGGAAAGATTGCTTACTGGGAAAACGAAGGCAGCGCATGGCGGTTCATCCGCAATGAGGATGGAAGCCATGGCTGGAAAGAGATTCCAAATTCGGAAACAGCTTATATGCTAAGACAAAATTCTGCCTTGAGAATCAATATTGATAGCATAAGTAACAGTTTGTCATTAACTCAGCAGGATTTAAAGGGCAATTATAGCACAACAACGCAGATGAACAATGCTATAACACAAGCAGTTAGTGCAGAGAGTGGTAGCATTAAAAGCGAGATTTCTAGAACATATGTTACCAGTGATATGTTGTCAGAAAGCTTAAACGGTATCGATGAAAGTATAGGCAATCTCCAAGAGGAGCAGCGGTATTACACTAAAACTGAACAGCTTGACAATTATATAAAACAGCTAATTACAGACGACACAACTGAAACAAGCATTGTACTAAGTGGCGAGTATGCTACCAAAAGTTATGCTGATAAAGTTGGTACTGACGCAATAGCAACAGCGGGAAGTAATACGAACAAAATACTTGAAAGCTATTCCACAACAGCAAAAATCATTAGTGAGATTAATCCTGGAAGCACTTCGATTTCAGCGGCAGTAACAGCAAAGCTTGGGGAGTACGCAACATCTGCAAGCCTGACTGCATTTATAAAAAATGAAAACGGACAGCTTCGTTCTGCAATCGAAGCGATTGCAGACGATATAACACTTAATGCGAGCGGAGCAATTAATATAAGCGGTAATAAGTCTGTTAATATTAACGGGAATTTGTTCACGCTAAATAGCACAAATACCACTATTGATGCAGACGGAACTATAAGATGTGATAACCTAATATCGAGCAATGCGAAAATAACAGGAGGTTCTATTAACATAGAGACTGATACATCAACATACAGTGCGATTAAATTATCTTATGGAGATGCTTATTTGAAGGAATCACCATATCTTATAGAAATGTACAATCCAAATGTTAAAACACATAACAACATTGATGCACATGGTGTTAGCATTATTGGAGATGACAATGTGGTAATAAATGCTATTACAGATTTTGGTGTAGATATTAGAAAAGGAGTTCTATATGTGGATTCAGAGGCTACGGTAAGATTGGACACAGATTGTAACAATATATCTATATATCATTCATCATTGGGAAGACGATGCTATCCAGCAATGTATACACACAACCCTGTTGCATTTGATTGGGATGGAAGTGTATTAAGAATATATGTAGACGACACAATAGTAGCTTCATGGATATGGGGCGAGCAAAGATGGGAGTAATATAAATCCGCATAGTGCGGTAGAAAGGAATTAAGTTATGTTAAATACAACAAAGAGTACATCAGTAAATGGAAATAGTTCTATAGAAGGAAAGACTGTAGTCACATTTTCAGCCAATATACCTTCATCAGGAGAGATTTCTCTTAGTAAAAGAATTCAGAATAAAAAAACGTATCTTGAAAATCAGGACGAATGCGATACAGATTACGCTAATTTTGAAACGGAAGTAATGGCAGCAATTAAGGAGATGTAATTATGAGTTTATCCGGATTTATAGCCTACAAAAGAGTAGGTTGGACGGGGCAAACACCGTGGAACCCAACAAACCTTAACATAATGGATAAGGGAATTAAAGATAACAATGACATGATTGCTAATCTCAGAAGCGAGGTAAGTGCACTAAACAGTAATATTGACGTTAAAAACTGCTTTTGTAAAAATATTGCGAGTGATGGTACTTTTGAGGGATATGGATATAACTACTGTTATTATAACAAATCTACTAAAACAGGGATTTTATACTTTGCTTCCAGAATTGAAACACCAGATTCTACATTAAATAATTTTTCTGGATATTATGATGTCGAATCAGTTTTAGAAAAAATGAGCATTGATTTTAATACAATACTAGAAAGTAATTATATTCCATATGATTCTGCAGGTGTAGTTCGACAAAAGCTGGTTGGATATGGAACGACATTATTATATAGTTCCGCAAACAAACATTATGCTTTTGCAAGATACTACACAAAAGATGGGAAGAAAGGAGCGTGGGCAACTACTGAATTTAAGAAAGACGATTATATTACAGGCTCACTTATATTTAGTTAAGTTTCGAATGCTGCCTTAGTAATTGTACCGTCGTATTTAATATTATTACTGTTTTGTGAACATATAACAATGGAAAAAATGAAATTGCACCAGTAACAGAAAGGATATTGACTTATGGAAAAATTAAAAGTAATTGTAACAGCGGTGTGGAGCATTATATTAAGTGCCCTGGGAATTTTGACAATTCCAGTATTATTATTGGTAACATGTAATCTAATAGATTATTTCACAGGTATTGCGGCTTCTAAATTTAGAAAGCAGCAGATAGATAGTTATAAAGGAATAAGAGGGATTGCAAAGAAAATATGTATGTGGCTTTTGGTGGGAGTTGGTGTGATAGTAGACCAGCTCCTTTCTTATTCTGCAGGTGTTATTGGAATAACATTGCCATTTACATTTTTAGTGGCTTGTGTTGTGGCAATATGGCTGATCTGTAACGAAATTATAAGTATATTGGAAAACATCAATGATATCGGTGTAGCACTTCCACCATTCTTGCAGCCTATTGTTAAGAATTTAAAGAGTCAGGTAGAACAGAAAACAACAATTGATAATCAGGAGGATAAATAATATGAGTATTAGAGGAGTTGACATTAGCGATAACAACGGAACACTTAACTGGGACATTATCAAGGAGCAAATTGATTTTGCAATTGTTAGAGTAGGATATGGCTCTAATTATGAATCACAGGACGATAAGCAGGCTGTAAGGAATATGCAGGAGCTTGAAAGAATTGGTAAACCATATGCTGTATATCTTTACAGCTATGCACTTAATGAAGAAGAGGCACATAGTGAAGCTGCACACATCTTAAGAATGATTGCCGGCTTTAATCCAGCATTAGGTATTTACCTCGATATGGAAGATGCAGATGGATACAAAGTAAGAAACAACAAAGATCCTCGCACTAATGGAGAAGCATACACTAGATATTGCCAGATCGTTATGGATGATTTAAAGGCGGCTGGCTTTGAGGTTGTAGGCACATATGCTAACCTTGACTGGTTCTCTAATATCTTAGATAGGGAAGCACTTACAGATAAGAAGTGGCTTGCTATCTGGGGACCTGATAATTGCCCGGTAGATTGGGCTGAAATCTGGCAGGATAGTTCAGACGGCTGCATAGATGGTTCGTCTGCAAGAACTGATACAGATGTATATATCAACGAAGAAGCCTTCAACACTTATGCAAAGATTAATGTACCGGAATATGAACCAGAAGACCCTATTCCAGAAAGAGACATAGAAAATGTAGGCACAATGTATCACGAAGGAGATCATGTTTGCTACAACAGAATCTATTATACAGCCGGTGACTGGACTGATGGCGCGGCACCATATTATACAGATGGAGTTATAACACATGTATATAAAGGAACTAGACACCCTTACCTTATCGGTGATGGAACAGGATTTGTAGATGATAATTGTATTACACGCCATTATGATGATGAACCTAATGAAACACCACCAGAAGAACAGGAAGATGAGACAGAAGATGTAACATATACTACAGTGGAAACTGGGGAAGGTTTCTGGCAGGTTGCAGAAAGAGCATTGGGAGACGGTACGAGATATCTTGAATTAGCAGAGTTTAACGATATGGATATTAGTACACCGCTATATGCTGGTATGGAACTTAAACTCCCTAATTAATTTTATAATCAAGGCTGAAAAGGGGCATATTGCAAAAGCGATATGTCCCTTTTTTTATTGTCCAAAAATATTTGTAAAAACTATTGACACAGTAGGCGATAACGACTATTATATAAATACGGATAGGCGATAACGACTATAAGAAAAAGGGTATATATGTTGTAAGAGAAAAAATACGGAATAATAAAAATGATGTATTATAAAGGAGAATGAGATTATGACAAATATGGAAATTGTAAAAAAGATGGCAAAGTTAAACATATTATGTGCAAGGTACAGCGAAAGACATAACATAATAAAGTGTAAAACATGGAGAGATATAGACAGACTTATTACGGGCAATAAAATGACAATTAAGTATAAAGATGCTGCAGATGTTTTGTGTACTAATATATCTAAGATGTGCGGTGCAAATGAATACTTGGTTAAAAGCGCTTTAGAATTAAAGGTGGAAATATATAACAGTGACATTAAAGATTTGAGATTCGGTCTTGAGCCACAGAGAAAGTTCTCAGATGAAGAAAATAAATTGGATCAGGAGTTAATTAAGCAGAAATTCTTTTATAACTCAGAAATGTTAGAGATAAAAGAAGCAGTAGAAATTCTCGATGGAACTGTAACAGAAAGTGCTATTAAGCAAGCATGCCAGCAGGAACGTTTACTTAATACACAGAAGATAGGTAAAACGTGGCTTGTAAATGGACCTGAATGTAGAGCGTACTGGAACATCCCAGATCCATACATAAATGAATCCAAGGTGAATAGAGAATATTAA